CTATTTGTCTACATGCCACACTTCCATCGCCCCGTTCGATCTGCTGTGCCAGCACGCCCCCTGTAGCTCTCCATCTTCCTGAAGATAGTACCAGTCTCCGGAGCCATCAGCCGGATCCACCTGCTTTGTGTCTGGGTTCCAGCGGTGCCAGCCCGTCCTGACGTAACCGGATGCCCCGAAGAGATAATGATGATGGTTGATCAGACGCCAGTCCGATGCTACCCAAGATCCGTCCTCGTTCTGCCACCACCAGCCGTGAGCGTCATGTTGCCAGCCCGGAGTGATGGTCTTTCTCTCTTCCTTTGGCCACGTCTTCATGAACTGCTCCGGGGTCTTGTAAATCTTCTTGATTCCACTCGTTGATGATCCCCAGTCGGGGAGCTGGAAGTGAGGTCTATCCGTAAGACTCTTCCAGTTTCCACCCCATTCCAAGCCGATAGATACTCCGATCGCGCCGACCTTGGAAAAGAATCCATCTTTATCATAATAGGCACCGCAGCCATCGGCTCTGTAAATATCAAACGCCACTCCCCACTGATGATAGCTGCTATAGCTGCTGCCCTTTGCATTCGTGACGATCTTACCCGGCTTCGTTCTCCCCTGTGCGTACAGGGCATCCTGCTCTGCAGTCGTCCGGAGTGTTTCTCCAATTTTAATCTGTAATCCCTGATCAGCACATTTACGGATCAGCTCCGCGGCCAGCGCCTGGAGTCGCGGATGGCATAAGGTAATGTCTCTCATAGTCTTGTCCTCTTTTCTTTATGATATGAAAAAAGATCAGGATATGTTTTCCTGATCAAAGTTTAATTTTCTGGTATCTTGCAATCTTATTCTGCATATGCTATAATGCCGTTAGGCTAAGAGAAATGATTGCATCCAAGTTATGCAACAACGAAAACCCCAGGGAGTCGCGATCCCTGGGGTTTTCTATTCCATTGTGGTATGGTGGCTTATTCCATAGGCTGATTACCGACTACTTATTTCTATCCAACCATTTGCAGATGAGATGGCTAATCACACCTGCCATGATAGAAACAATAAGAGAAATAACTACATCTTCCAAGCTATGCACCTCCCTTCCGTACCAGGTATAGGAGGCGGTAACATTGGCATTATAACACACGAATCTGTTTCATTCTACATGTTTTGGCATTCTTTGTTGCGACGTCGCAACGGTCATATCCCGGACCGTGACGGGAGATATTCGGATCACCTCCTCCTAATCTTTCAGATTTGTTTCATTGCTGCTATCGATTTTATCTTTCAGAACTGCAATGTACTTCATCAGCCATTCAGGTACCGGTGCACCCATGCGACCGGCGTTTTCTGTAATTGATAAGGCTTCATTCAATAAGTACCACACCGTTGTAAGAAGGGACAGCATCGCAGATGGCAAATAATATCCGAGATTTCCAGATGTCTTTGCTAAGATGTAATCAATTACAATTGCCACAGTGATCACAAATAAATATGCGATCTTCTTTGCGATTCCCTTTGCTCCTTTTTTACTGGACCAACCATATGATGTGTCTCCCGGATGATCAATCGCTTCCACCATACTCGCAATCATCCCACTGATATAGTCAACGACCATTAAAAAGACAAGCAGCCCCAGCAAATAAAATGTGATTCCCAATTTTTCAGACAAAAAAGCGATTACTCCAGTTGCAAGCAGCTGGATTGTTGTACATGTACCTTTGCTCATTTTCATTTCTCCTTTTGATTTCCTTACTATATTGTATGTTTGTCCGTCAGATCAGTCTGTAGTGTGGCCGTTCCTCCCCGAATTTCCAATACCTGATCCAGTCATCCAGGACAATCCCGACCAGTGCCACTGGCAGCCACAGCACAAAGTACTGCGGACAGATCTGCCCCAAGAGATTGCCCGGCATCCCGCTGTAGTCCCAGACACCCCAGCCGAGCCACAGATTGACGATGCAGCCGGTCAAGAACTCTAATGTCGTGATTCCGACCGCACCGATGAGGATCTGCTGCCATAACGGCATCTGCCAGGGCAGGATCTCGTTGATCAATCCCAGAAATACGAAACAGATTCCACCAAGCAGGAACATGGTCCAGTGACTCCGGCCACGCCAGATCAGTTCGATCAATATGTAAAGCAGTCCGCCAACATTAAACAGGAACAGATATTTGTTCAGTAGCCTGTGACTCATCCACATCACTCACACCTTCTTTCATTGATGAAATATATGCCTTGAGGACATCTGACTGGTACTGTTCCGGCACATCTGCACCATAATAGATCTTCTGGATCTCATCTGCTGTCTCACATCCTGCAATCCACATGTTTACGGCATTGCAATAGGTCGTATGGTAAGATACATAAGCCATTGCCGTGGATGTGATGATCTGCATGTCCTCGGCTGTGTAGTACCGGCACGGCTGGCCATCTGCATGATACTCAAGCTCGGTGGTGCCTGCTGCAAGCTGTACCTGCTTACCGAAGAGATTGAGCTGATCATGCTCCGTCAAACTAAAATGCTCCGTGGATCCGTCCGACAGCTTGACATCGACTCCGGAATAGATGGCAGTCTCACATGCTTGACTGATCTCTCGTTTTTTCGCCGCCTGCAGCTCTGCCAGTGTCGGCTCATACGGCTCCGGCGGAAGGATCTCGCCACCAGTATCCGGATCCGGTGTCTGGTACACGCTGCCATCATCTGACAGATAGACTGTCTGACCCTCGTCACGATAAACTGTAGTCCATCCAGCCAGCGTTGCGCATTCGATGTCTCCAGCCGTGTAAAGCACAATGTCACCATTCCACTTTGTTGGCGGTGTACCTGTGAAAACGATCTGCAGCACATGCGGTTCGATTGTCTGGATGCTCCTGATCTCGTAGAGCTTACCCTTGACTTTGATTTTTTCCATGATTTTTACCTCCTAAAAAATATTTTTGTATATATAAAAAGCTCCCGAAATGGGAGTTGATTTTCCATGTACCGATCCAACTTTCCAGTTTCCCGCCATGCCAAGACCATCCTGGTAACTTCACCGAGATGGTCTTCGTTTTGTTGACGTCAACAAAATAACAATTTGAGTAATAAGGCAGACAAGACGTCCTTATCAAACTATGTTTCAAAGGATGATTTAGGCATCTATTTCACTGCCGACGGATCAAAGGCAGCCGTGTATAAACAAAATGTAATATCTGTATCAATACAATTAAAAGCAGGATACACCTATTTTCTTGTTGGAAAAATGGTGTATCCATTTCAAACGATGGACCGATGTCAGCAACGTTTGATGTATTGTCCGATGCAGGTAGCATTTTCCATCTTGGAAATTCTCGCACAACGATGTCTAATGGCGGCGGTTGTGTAACGGCAATGATTATAAAAACAGTAAAAGATTGCACCGTAAATTTAATAGGTTACGGGTATGTTAATGAAACATATAATTACGAAGGAAGAATAATAGCAATACAGCTTGCATGATGTATAATTACTTTGTCCAGACTACTTTATTATTCAGCATTAGCTTAACCGCATTTTCACCATCAGAAAGAAAAACTAATGAACAAGAATTTCCTGATTCATCTTCTATATCAAGATAAATATTTTTCAATCCATCAGTACCGCTTCGAACTTTTAACGTTTTTGCGTTTCCGCGAAAATCAATGGATTTCGTTAAATCATCCTTTGTTGCAGATTCGGCCCAGCCGACCCACGTGTTATTATATTTGGTATTTGTATATATTTTTGACGATGCGTACGGGACAACAGTCAAAGATATCCATGAGTCACTTAAGTAATTTGCAACAATCATTCCACCTCTTGATGACATTGGGGCATTCGTTGCGCCAGCATCATAGTAATAAAATCCCGATTTTTTTATGGCATATAAATCTGTAATCTTTTTTACAGTTGGGATCCCAGCATTACTCAAATTGTTATTAGTTGTGTCGATCAGATCTTTCAGGACCTTCCCCTGCGCCGCCGATAATGGCAACCCTGCATTGTCCGTCACGCAGTTATTAACGATCTGCCCAGCGTGCAGCACGAACTGCAGTCCGGCCTTAAGATTCCGGAAGAACTGGAAGAAATTCATCTTCGACTTCATGGTTTCAAGAAAACTTGGAAAGCTGCTGATCCCTTCCACCGTACCAGAATCATCGAACTCTGGACTTTCAATATCCATAATATCCTGCACCGTTGCAGTTCCGACCGGATTCACGGTAAGCGTGATCTGTGATGCATTCTGCACCGTGTGCTGAATATTGTATATGTACGCTGACGGGGAGACATCGCTCTGCACCGGCATTTCGTCCGGAGTTGTCGCTTGGGTGACAGAAAACAACGTCTCCGTGCCACCCTCAATCTTCGCATAGAGTCCAATCGTCTCGATCCGGTAAGTCTGATCAACTCCATCATTATCAAACCGTACGCTCACCTGCGCTACGTTCCCGCCCAGTACTTTGCTGTCAAACGGCATTACGCTCTGAACCACGTCCTGCAGACCGGTCAGAGCCGGAACATTGGTTCCTACCGGATATGAATAACTTGACGTTTTCGCGCTTGTGAAAATTAAAGGCGTTTCATTCGCTAATGCCTGCGCAATAAGGTTCTGTCCACTCTCTGTTACAATGGCCGCTCTATATACTCCCATCGTTTTTTCCTCCTATTCGTTCGATATTGTCTGAATCTTGGTGCCTGTTACCGCTCCACCTGTATTTGCCGCCTCTTCGATATCATAAACGGTATGCCTGTAAATGGTCTGCACAAATACCCGTGACACTGCTCCAGCCACATACAGGCGGCATGGAACACGGTTGGTCGTCTGCTGGTTTGCCAGGATCTGGATATGGGCCGGGACAACGTCCCACAAAAGATCATACAGGAGATCTATAGCGCCGTATCGATCCGAAGTAACCTTGATTTTCAGCTTACACGCAGCCGAATCAACAGACATTTCATAACCATCTTCTCCATACAACTCCGTAAGCTTGTCCCTCAAAAATCCAACAGAAAACGGTACGATCGTGTTATATTTCTGCAAAACCCGTGTTCTTCGATACTCCATGGTATCGCCAAACCGATATACAATCCCCAGAAGCCGCTCATAGTACGCGATTGTTTCCTCGTCACATGTCGCGATGTAATTGTTGGCATACACCTTCGCGCTCGCTTTATCAAGCTTGCCAAGGCTGTATCCGTGTGCTTTCAGAATCTCTCCAAACTCAATGACCGGCCGGAAATACTCCGGCATCTGTCTTATTAAAGTTTCTTCCGCCTTACTCACCGTTGATCACCACCGTCCCCAGTACCGGCACCTGCTGCAGTGCGGCCGTCTCTGTAAGCTTCAGATCTCCGCTGACGCCGTTGATCTTTACGTTTGACACATTGACAACATCCTGGATTGTCAGGATGGAATAGATGATCCTGGATGCGTATACCGTAACCGCATAAGTAATCTGATGCGCTTTTAAAGGATCTCCCCAGGTCTTACAGAGTGTGTCCAGATATTCCTGGATCTTCTGCCGGATCTGCTCCCTGTAGGTCTCTACACCATTTAACATTGTCTCGACGAAATCAATGTCGCATGTAATATTTAAAGTCAGCGCTGTCCCCGTTGTGATCGTCACGGCCGCGCCGATCGGTGCGATCCCATATCCGTCTGCGGATGGTGCGCTGCCGCCATCTTCCGGCGGACAGATGATATTCTGAACCTTCTGGACTGTAGCCGGAAGAGCCGGCCGGAGATCATCCCCGAGGATACTGCAGAGAACAGTCCCTCCGCCCTTCCATGCCGGATATACCTGCACCGCTCCCACCCCTTCGATGGAAAGAATCTCATTTTTATAAGAGGAGATATTTCCGCCGAATGCAGCGACATCAAACGTCTCATAGAACCGGCTTCTCAGCGCTTCATCTGTCTCCTCTTCCGTTCCGGCCGCGATGATATCTCCCAGAACTGCGGAAGTAAGATTTTCCACCGGCGTGATCGGGAGCAAATTCCCGGAATAGTTGTTTCCGGAAGTCCCCGCATCCTTGCACTGCATCGCATAGACATATTCCGTTCCACCTCCGGAGATCCGGTCTCCAGTCACGAAGATCTGGGAATCTGCCCCATTGATCGTCTTGAATTCCGACCCGGATGGAACTGCGGTGTTAAAGGTTCCTTTCCGGACGGCGGCCGTGGCCTGTTTCCTGATAAGTCCTCTGGTCTGAGCGATCTTATCCAGGCAGTCACCGACTGCTGTGGCCGGATAGGCGTTATCCTGGATCTGTTTTAAGATCATATAAACCCCTTCCAGATACCAGGCCGCCGGTCCGATCGCAGTCTGGATCATACTGCCCTCCCTGGTATCGATATTGGGATCCACCTGATCCAGCATCTCTTTCTGAATCACTTCCCTTGTATATCCACTGAAATCGATCACACACTCACCTCCTCCGTCAATGTTCCATATACCGTTTTCACATCAAAGCTGCAGCTCAGTTCTCCCGGTACTTTCTCCGTAAACACAAAATTTTCAACCGCAAGGATCCGGCTGTCTCCGGAAAATGCATCTTCGATCCGGCGGGGAAGTTCACTCTCGATATAATCCCGTTCTTCTCCTACCAGGCTTTCCAGTTCACTTCCAAAATCGGACGAATAGATCTGCCACCGGAACCGTTCATTCTGAAGGATGATCTCCACAGCCTGACGCATTGCAGGAAGTCCTTCATCCATGCCGGCGATCTGTTTCGATGACCAGTCGATCAGGAATGTCCTTGTCGGTTTTTCCACATACTGCAGGGTCACATCAAGCCCCACACCTTCCGGTAATACTGCCATGGTGACCTCCTTATGTAATCTTTGATAATACAATAAACTGCTGCCCTTTTTGCACGCGGAGCAGAAGGACCTTGTCTCCCGCCTTTAACCCTTCCGTAACCGTTACGGTTCCGCCGGCGCCACCCTTCACCTGTTCCGTCCGCTCGATGACGTTGCTTGTCAGGATCAGCGCATTCCCGGAGATCGGCGGCAGGGAAGTATCTGTCTGGATCGTGAGCGGAGAGGTCTTTATGACGGTCCCTGTAGCCTTGTCCGTCATTTTTATCGCATTCACATAATTTTTTACAATCTCCTGAAGGACTCCAAGAAGTTCCGTCGTCATACGATGCTCACACCTCCCAGCTGTTCAAATGATTTCACTTCGATCTGCATGGTATGGTCCTCTCCTTCCCATTTCTGCGTCACCTTCTCAGCGAGAAGCAGTCTGGAAACGGCGAGGTCCTCAATATCTCCGATCTTGACCGGAAGGATCATGCCGGCACGGATTTCCGGAATTCCGATGGCTTCCAGCTTCAACGTCTGAAGGACCCGGTTGTAATACTGGAGATATGCCTCACACATCTTGTCGATCTGTGCCTCATTCAGGTTCTCATCCACCTCATCATAATACTGGAGCAGTCCCCACTTTTTGATCGTATCGGTATCTTCATGCACATACACGTCAGTGCGTCCGCTCTTTTCATTCTTCCGGACGAGCTTCACGCGGTTATAGGTATCCGAGTCGATATCACGCTTATAGGTGTAATCGGTTACCAGGCTGCCATCCCCTACCATTGTGTTTGTAAACCAGTTTTTCGCCTCCACAAGCGTCAGTTCTCCGGCTTTATCGTACAGGATGAAGATTTTACCGGTCTGAACGATCGTCTCTGACAGTGCGTCAAATACAATGTTCAGACAGTCCTCATCTTCTTTCAGGAACGTCGGGAACACATATCCGGTTTTCTCCAGTGTTCCAACCGTCAAGCCAAAATCTCCGGCGATCCGGGTGAGGATCTGTTCAAAGCTCATGTGGTCGAGGGAATAGCTGGCATTTGACTTCAAATATCGAAGCTGATCATAAGCGGTATAAGAAGTCTCCCCATCCCGCGTCCGCTCGATCGTAAATACGAACCCTTTGAACAGCTTCATGCCATCCACCAAATACTCCACGGAGCTTCCCTCCGGAATCCCGATCGGACCGTCTTCAAGACAGGTGAATTTCAGCTTTCCGGGAGAATCCATCCGGTTCGTCGTGAATTCGATCTCCCGGACTACCTCTATGTATTCCATGATCGTCAGCTGTTCCGATCCGTCCGGAGCCTTTCCCTTGATCTGAATCTGCAGTGATTTTTCCATCTCTCATCACCCCGTAATCTGCAACTGACTTTCCTGCACCCATCCATAGGATCCGACATGGACCGGATATGGATTTCCGGAAACGATCCGCGTCACCGTAGTGCTCAGGTTGTTGGCCGTTCCATGAGGTCTCCCGCCATAGCTGTCATAGCAGTATTCCCCGTTTACGATCACCGCGGCACCGACACGAAGAACCGGGGATTCCACCGCCCTCGGAGTCTCTGTGGACGCCTCGGCACTCGCCTGCCCTGCGGCCGGAGTCTTTAAGATCGAGACGACCTTCGGTGCATAGGAACGATACTCCTGTAATTCCAGGCTGTAATAGATATCTTTTGGCTCCCCGCCCTTATCCTTCGTCTCAAAGCTTGAAACAATGCATTTCATATTGGTGTCGGATCCGCCGGACCTTGTAATGATCAGCCGGCAGACCTGCTTTTTCTTCAATGCATTTTCAAAATATTTCAGATAATAGGATGGCGCTTTTGCCCCACTGTTCACATACACGGCCTGGCGATCTCCCGGGAAAAAGGATTCCCAAGAGACCTCTTTTAAAGAAGGCTTCCTGGGAACCACGATCTCACCCACACCGATGACGTCATACGTTTTATGGTCTGTCGGATTTTTTATTTCAATCTCCTCCGGGTTTACCGGGAGTTTTATCTTCTTCCCGGCAAACATCAGATAGATCGAACATCCGATTTTTAATTTTGCCATGAACACACTCCTTTCATCATCCGTGCGATACCGATGTCTGGGAGTTCATCTGCTCGATGAGCATCTTCCGGATATAATCCGTGACATCATCAGCCGTCAGATTTCCTCCAGCGGATTCCGGAACCGTCACATGGATCTCCGGTGCCAGAGTCTTTAATTCGATCTTGTTCATATACCGGCGTTCCGCAAGATCCCGGTAGATCTTCAGGTCTTCATCCGACAATTTGATATCATCCACCTTGCCGACTTTTCCGACCTTTGCAACATTGTCAATATTTCCATTTCCGAGTCCCGAAAGGTCCAGATCACCAAAGCTACCCGCAAGTTTTCCGATATCAAGATCCAAGTTATCCAGTTTGGATCCAAGATTTGCACCGTAGTTTCCCCATTCGGCCGCTGTAGCACCGATATCAAGGTTTGCCATCCGCTTAATCTGGATTGCATTCTCTCCAAAGGTATCGTCTACCCAGCCAGATAGTTTTCCGCGGAAGCCACTCACAGCCCCCTGAAGATGAGAACCTGTCAGTGCATCGATCGCACCTGCCGCAGTTTCTACCATACTGAGGATCGTATCCAAAACGTCCGCAAACAGATGGACAGTTGCCGTACCAAGATTTTGTAACGCATTTGCACAAAATTCCGCAAAAGCAGCCACCACATTCCATAGAGTGGCAAATACATTGTAGCCAACCGCATAGATCATTCCGAACACCTGTCCGACCCAGCCACCAACCTGCTGCATTCCGATTCCAAACTGCTGTGCTGCGATCAATGCTCCCGCAAACAACGCCAAAAGAAGCAGAAGCGGCCAGTTCGCGACCGCCCACGAAGCCATGTGAATTCCTGCCGCCGCGGCACTTCCAAGCGCCGCCTGGATCGCCTGAGCCTTTACAAACAGGAATCCCACTCCCACGGCCGCCAGGATCGGAAGGATCATATCCATGTTGTCGGCAACAAAGAGCGCCGCTGATCCAATCCCCGACAGGGCATCCGTTCCGACCTGCGCCATAACGGACAGCAGCGAGATCGCTTCCCCGAGGAGCTCCTGTCCCTGATCCGTCCGAATAAAGTCGTTCCAGGACTGTGCCATCTGCTTTACTTCATGCTGGACGATATTCTGCGCCTGCGTCATCGCATCCGACAGCGTCATCGGGATCGATTCAAACTTCTGGTTCGTCTGATCCGCCATATCAAGCAGCGCGTTCTTTACAACCTGAGCTGTGACTTTTCCGTCCTCCGCATACTGCTTGATGGATCCGGACGCCCATCCCATACTCTCCTCGATGGTCCTGGCGATTCCCGGAGCCGCCGCCAGAATGGAGTTTAAGTCCTGACCTCGCAGGACACCAGCCGCCATCGCCTGGGTAAGCTGCACCATCGCATTGCTCTGTTCCTGAGCCGACGCACCGCCGATCTTGAACTGCTTATTCACCTGCTCCGTGAATGCGATCAGCTCTTGGTTCGAAGAGAATGCATTTCCGGCATTCAGCCCCATCTTTCCGACTGCGTCTGCCGTATCGGAATAAGCCGCTTTGGAACGCAGTGCCGACTGATAGATCATCTCACTCAGTTCATTCGTTGTCTGAAAGCCGTCGTTCATGAGGTTTAAGCGGGCGTTGATCTGAGCCTGGGTGTCAGAGAAATCCAGGAAACTACGGACCAGTGTTGTCACACCGGCGGCCGCGGCAATCCTCTTGATCGTACTCAGGAGTTTGCCCGCTTGGTCATTTGTCTTCTGTGTCTCTCGTCCCAGACGTGACTGGTTTTCGATCGTATCGATCAATGCGGAATTGCCTTCCTTGATTGCTGCTGTCATCTGGTCAAAACCTTTTCCACTAATACTGTTGGCCGTGTCTCCCAATGCCTGAAGGGCAGCTCCCTGTTCCTGGATTTTTCCGCTGAGTTCCGTGATCTTCTGATCCAGGGTATTAAAACCGGCTGCCGCGATCGTATTGGAAGACTGCCCCATCATATTGATGGAGTTATTGATCCTTTCAGTTGCTCCCACTGCTGACTCACCAAGCGTTAAGAACCGGGTGAATGCAGCCGTAAATTCATCCGTCAAAACAAGATTTTCCTGTATTTTACCCATTCACATCGCCTCCTCACTTGTTTTTCATCTCTTTCGACAACCGGTCCATCATTGTAAACATAAGAATCTTTTCCCTCAATGGCCGTTTCTCAAAGTCTTCCGGGAAGATTCCAAGGGAGACAAAAGCAAAATAGCTTGTTTCTGTCTCCCAGTCTCCTCCCTCTAAAAGTTTTTTGCGGCATTCTTCAGCTCGCTTGCCATCTTGACATCGTTGATCTCAGAAACCGCATCCATGACAAGATTCTTTTCCCCGATCGTGAACATGAGACCCGGCACCTCTGTCGGGTCCATGACACCATAGAAACTGCAAAGCTCTGCATCCTTGAGATTCGGTGTCTCCATGCAGGTCACGATCATCTCATTTATATAAGTCGCATTGTTAAAAACACCTTTTACAGTGTTTCTTTTTACGATCCCATCGTTTTCCTTCGGTGTGATCGCTTTTACAACAAACGGGATCTTCTCCCCTTTTTCATCCTTAAAGTTTTCCAGATAAAACTCTTTCGTCTTTCCGGCCGGAACCGGTCTTAAGTATGCTCCTAAATTTCCCAT